ATGACAAAAGACATTAGAGTTGTGAGAATGCTTCTCACTAATTTTAAAGGCATACGCTCTTTAGAAGTTAATTTCGACCCGGAAGTTACCAACATATTCGGTGACAATGCTACGGGTAAAACAACCATGATGGACGCTTTCTTATGGACTTTGTTCGGAAAAGACAGCCAGAACAGAGCAGACTTCAACATTAAGACGCTTGATGCTAATGGTAAGGCTCTTCCCAAATTGGAACATGAAGTTGTCGTGGTTATCTCTGTCGATGGTGTGGAAACTGTTTTCCGTCGTTGCTATAAGGAGAATTGGGTTAAGAAGCGCGGAACCGCTAAAGAAGTGATGGACGGACATAGTGTTGATTACTTCGTAGATGATGTTCCATACGGAAAACGTGAATACGATGCAAAGGTTTCTGCAATTTGCCCGGAACAACTTTTCCGGCAGATAACTAATCCTGCCTATTTCCCTTCTCTGAAAATGCAGGAACAACGTAGGATGTTATTTGAGATTGTCGGTGGTGACATTACTAACACAGATGTATTCGATGAGTTAATAACAATAGGAAACAAGGATTTATATGCTCCGCTTATTAATGCTCTTAATTCTGGAAAAACTCTTGACGAGTATAAGAAGCAGATTGTTTCCCAGAAGAACAAAACTAAGGGAGAGGTAGCAGACATCCCTGGTCGTATAGAGGAAAATAATCGGAATATGCCAGAGGAAGAGGATTGGGTAGCCTTGTCTTCTGATATTGAAGAGAAGGAAAATGAGATTAAGAACATTGATTCCCTGATCGCTGACAGGTCAAAAGCTGATGAAGAAGAAGCAGACCGTAGGCGTGGTGTTCGTCAACAGATAGATGATAAGTATGAGCGCATGGAAGAGGTTAAGCGCCAGATCAAAAAGGTTGCCAATACCGAACATGATAAATGGTACTCTGATTTGTCAGCAAAGGAAAGTGAAATATCCAATCTCAAAACGGATATCCGTTCTTTGGAAGATAGACTACCAACATTAAATAATTCCTTGGAAGAGTATAATTCACAGAGAGGAATTTTACTTCAAGAATATAAGGCTATCAATTCTGAAACATTCGAAGTGGATAACTCCGCTCTTGTTTGCCCTACCTGTAAAAGGATATTTGAGGGTGAGGATTATGCAAGCAAATTAAGTGAAATGCAAGATGCATTCCAGACTAATAAATCTAATCGTTTAAAAGCAAATGTTCAGAAAGGAACTACAATCAAAGCTAAGATTGAGAATCTGCAAAAACAGATTCAAACTGTAGAACAAACTATTGGAGAAAAGAAGAATTTGCTTTCAATTTTAGAAAGTGAGAAACAGCAGTTGCATAATTCAGAGCCGAAGACAGTAGATGTTATTGAGGCGTTAGAACGGAATGAAAAGTATATTGCTTTAAAAAAGGAAGTAGAAACGTTAGAAGGCTCTTTAAAGACAGATTATACTCCTGCCGATGTATCAGAACACATCAACGCTAAAAAGGCTCTTCAATCCGATATATATGCTCTCAAAGAAAGATTATCCAAACGTGAGCAGATTGAACGTGCCCAAAAGCGTATCAATGAACTGCAGTCTCAACTAACGAACATGCAGCAACAGATTGCAGATTACGAACAGATCGAAGCATCGATTCTTGATTTTATGAAATCGAAGGTGTCTCTGGTAGAGAAGCGTATCAATTCAGCATTTTCCTATGTTCAGTTCCGGATGTTCGATACGCAGGTAGACGGAACAGAGTTTGATACCTGCGAATGCATGGTAGAAGGTACTCCTTATTCCGATCTGAACACGGCTGCCAAAATGAATGCCGGTATCGATATCATCAATGCCATTTGCCGAGCAAAGGGGGTAACGGCTCCTATATGGTTAGATAACCGGGAGAGCGTTTGCAATCTTATTCCTTGTAGGTCGCAAATAATAAACCTCTTTGTTGAGAGAGGCGCAAAATTAACTATTCAATAATAACCATTTAACGTAACAGATTATGGCAGAAACAAATCAAGGTCAAACAGGTGGTATGTTTGACAACAAAAGTGGAGCTCAACCGGCTCCGGCACAACAACCGCAACAGAATGTTCCGGTTGTTCAGAAAGATGTAGTTGATAGCGTTTTAGCTAAGATTACGAAGTTTGAGGAAACCGGAGAACTCAAACTTCCGGCTAACTATTCAGCAGCTAACGCCTTAAAATCGGCATGGCTCATCCTTCAAGAGACAAAGGACCGAAGCGACAGACCGGCATTGGTCGTATGCACCAAAGAAAGCATTGCTAATGCTTTGCTTGATATGGTTGTTCAGGGGCTTTCTCCGATGAAAAAGCAGTGCTATTTTATTGTATATGGCAACAAACTAACATTGCAGCGTAGCTATCTTGGAACGCTTGCCATTGCCAAACGTGTAGGCGGTGTATTAACGGCAGTTGCCAACTGTGTATATGAAGGGGACGGATTTATCTTTTCTGTGGACCCTCAAACCGGACTCAAAAAGATTGTCAAGCATGAACAGACATTGGAAACTCTGGATGCAAACAAGGTCAAAGGTGCTTATGCTATTCTTGTCACAGATGATGGACGTGTTATCGTTGAAATAATGAATATCACCCAGATTAAGCAGGCATGGATGCAGGGTGCAACTAAGGGCGGCTCTCCTGCACATAAGAACTTCGGTGATGAAATGGCTAAGAAAACCGTTATCGGACGTGCTTGTAAGCTATTAATTGGTATGTCTGATGATTCGGCATTGTTTGATGAACCGGATGATACGGAAGTCGATACCACTGCCGGACAACGGGCTGCACAGATAGAAGGAGCCGCTAACAAGAAACATTTGGGTGATGTTGAAGATGCTAATTTTGAGGAAGTAAAACCTGCTGCTCCGGCACAGCAACCTTCCCCTGCGCCTTCTACTACGCAGCAAGCGAATGCAGTGGATGATAAACCTCCATATTAATCATGAGTAAGAGTAAATATGTGAGGAACGGTAGAATTACCGATTTCAATGAGCTGTTTGATTTGTCTGAAAGAAAGCAACCGGTAATTTGGATTGCTGGTTTAGTGCCTCACGAATTCGTGAGGCCTGCTGCTTTCTTCTTACAATGGTCCCTTGCGAAACTAAAATGTACCCAATTATATAAAGCTAAGAAGGTCGAAAATGAAACTAAAAGTATTAGGAAGCAACAGTCTCGGTAATTGCTACATCCTTGAAAATAAGGATGAAGCTCTGATAATAGAAGCAGGGATTAAACTTGTCAATGTCAAGAAGGCTCTGAACTATAATATCAGTAAGATTGCCGGATGTCTGGTAAGCCATGAGCATAACGACCATGCCGGATTTTATACAGAGTATCTAAAGATAGGATTTCCGGTACTATCACCGGAAGCTGTTTATAAAAGCAAGGGATTCTCTGTTATGCCACCATTCGCAAAGGTTGTACAGCCGGGGCGTGGCTATAAGGTTGGCAATTTCAAGATTATTCCTTTCGGTGTACAGCATGACGTTCCGGCTTTCGGTTACCAGGTCGATCACCCGGAAATGGGAAGACTTGTTTTCCTTACTGATACTTTCTATTGCGAGTACACTTTTGATAAAGTGAACCACTGGCTTATTGAAGCAAACTATGCGGATGATATTCTTGATAAGAATATTGCAGATGGCCGGACACCACCGTCTATGCGTCCCCGGTTGCTTAAATCTCACATGGAGATTGAGACTACCAAAGGACTACTATCTGCAAATGATTTATCGCAGACTCAAAACATAGTCCTTATTCATTTATCAGACGGTAATTCAAATGAAAGAAGGTTCATCGATGAGGTTGTAAGGCTGACAGGTAAACAAGTATTTGCAGCTAATAAAGGATTGGCTATTAATTTAAGTAAAGTACCGTACTAATGACACTAAGGTTTGAAAAGATAAACGGGTTATTCGACAGTAAGGCTCTGTTATTGGCTTTTTCTCTGTTGGCGAATGGTATTTATGTCATAAGCATTAAAAAAGTCCGTAAGCAGCGTTCGAATAAGCAAAACGGCTATTTGTGGGGGTGTGCTTATCCGTTGCTTTTGAAAGGAATGATTAATGTTGGTTGGGAGTTTGCGACTATAGAACAGATTCACGAGTTTTTTAAGAATCAGTTCACATCGGAACAGATAGTCAATAAAGATACCGGGGAAATAGTTTGTATTCCTGCTTCTACTGCCGATATGGATACTGTAACTTTTAATACCTACGTGGATAAGTTAAGAGAATACGCAAGTGAGTACCTGGGGATGGAACTACCGGAACCAGACAAAAATTGGAAGGAAAATGAAAACAGTGCCAGATTACATAGTGAAAGACCTGCTCCGGCTACTGCCAATTCTGATTGACAATGTTGATTTGGTAGGCAAAAGTACCCGGGTACAAAATGCGGTTAGATTAGTTAAAAATATAGTGAAGAAACTATCAAAAATTGATTGATTATGGCAAAAGAAACAATTCGCCGATATACTTTAAAAACAGAAAAAGATGCTTGGTTAGGTGAGGTAATTCTTACTGATAATAAAGAGTTCTATTCTCTTACTGATTGGGGGAACTTTAATTTCTCTTGGTCCACGCCCATGGAAATTAGAGAATTCATATTGAGTATTGATGTAGATTACTTTGGAAGAAAAATGTACCAAGGTGTCGCTTATCAGTGTAGTAATAAGGGTATGAGAGGATGCTGCGAGAGGTTTGCAGCTAAGATATTACCTGCTCTAAAAGAAGCTATTAAACAAGAATTAAAGGAGGAAGAAGTATGATGCAATCATGGTTTCAGTGTAGAACACACTACAGTAAGTCAATGGAAAACGGAAAGGAGAAAAAAGTCAGCGAAGTTTATTTGGTTGATGCAATCCTCTGGGGAGAAGCCGAGGAACGAATAACCAAAGAACTGACTCCTTTCGTTCGAGAAGGTAGTACTTTGTACATAGATGATATCGCACGTTTTAGCATTGATTCTATCATAGAAAGGGATGCTACGGAAGCTGACGACAGATACTACAAGGTTGTTCAAGCATTCGTTGTCATAGACGAGGATTCCGGTGATGAGAAAAGGAACAATTACAAGTATCTGGTGCGTGCTTCTGATACAGACCGGGCACAGCGCATTATGGAAGATTTCAACAAAGACTCTATGGGAGACTGGATTATTGTTAGCATCCAAGAGACACAGATAATGGATGTTTATTACTATTCTTCCGACGGGGCCATTGCTGACATAGTGAATGCTCACAGTGATATTTCTCCTTCATGCTATCTGTATGAAAAGACAATAAAGAAGGAAGCTGTAAAGGAGAAGGTTCTTATCGAATGCAAGAAGTATGTAGAGGATATCTGCCGGAATGATGGCAAGGCTATTAATATAAGGAAGCGAACTACGGCGCTTATTGAAGCAGTGGCAAAAGGAAGCTGTTTTGATATCGATAAACTGCGTGATACAACGTTGGAATTAATCAAAGGGGCTGGTAATTCTGAAAATTATAGCAATATAGCTGCCTGGTATCTTGGATGTCTGAGTCTCCGTATGGACTACATAGATGAGAATTATACAACTTGGAAAGAATCATTTATTGATGCAGATACAGACGAACAGGTTTGGGTTACCCGTGCTAAGAAAAAACAGGTAGAGTAATAATCTTATCACAACGAGAGATGAAAGAAGGATTTTTACCGCTAAGTAGAAAGCTATTTGAGCACCCATTATGGCGCGAACAGCGAGAATTCAGTTGTGCCGAAGCGTGGATCGACTTATTGAGATTAGCACGGTTTGAGGCGAATTCGACCAAGATACTGATAAAAGGTAAAATGGTAGAAGTCCATCGTGGAGAATACCCCGCATCATTGCGGCACTTAGCCAAATTGTGGGGTTGGTCCAAAAATAGGGTGGATAATTTCATTAATATGCTCATCTCGGAAGGCATGATAAGTAAAAGGACAGCAGACGGGACAAATCAAACCGTTATAACTATCTGTAAATATGGAGAATATAATTTTGTTTCAGAAGTAAAGGGACAAGAACCGGGACAAAGTCGGGACAGTGGAAAACCGGGTTCTGCTGATATTTCGGAAAAATGCGGGACAGCAAACGGGACAGTAGAAGGGACAGTAAACGGGACAGCTTTTTCCGGTGAAAAAGGTTGTGATACAGGAGAATACGAAAATAATTATCAAAAGTCGGGACAACCATCGGGACAGCAAACGGGACAAAGTCGGGACAGTGACGGGACAGTGACGGGACAACGAAGGGACAAATCTAATAATATTAATAATATAAATAATATAATAACTCCCCCCTATAATCCCCCCGAGGGGGAAAATGGGAGAGAGCCCTTCGTTAAAATCGAGGTGGTTAAGGATTCTCTTTTGAAAGATGAACTTTGGAAAGAAAATGCTTGCCGACAATCCGGTCTGAGTGTTGAGTTCCTGCCGATGATACCGGAACAGATTGATAAGTTTCTTTCGTGGATACAGTCTATTGGTGAAGAAAAGTCGATACTGACATTGCCCGATGCGAAACGACGGTTTGTCTATTGGTGGAAATATACAGGTCTAAAAGAGTGGAAAGATGAGAAAGAACGAATATCCGGAAAAACAAATCGGGCAAGCGATGGTGGAGGCTCAAGCAATGGGACAAAGCCTAACTACAACGAAGTTTTTTAATTATATCCCAGATGATGTGTATAAAAAACATCTTGCTTGTCTCTGTGATGCAGGAATGCGAGTTTTGGCGCGTGAAAACCGACCGTTTATCGTTGATGAAAGTAACGAGCAGGTTATCCGTTTTCTGATTCATTATTTTAACCGGTGTCGATCTGCTGAAAGTGTTTATCCAGATAAAGGTTACAAGTTACACAAGAATATTGCACTTTGTGGTGATGTTGGTGCAGGAAAAACAGTTTTGATGCAGGCCTTTTCGATGTATCTAAGGAGGATAAATAGCCCTATGCAGTTTTTAAACTTGTCTGTTGGGCAAATGGTGAACTATTACACGATACACAATAATCTGGATAAGTACACCTACAATGAGGATGAGTCAAAGGCTTTTCAATATTCACCGATAAACATTTGCTTGAATGATATCGGCTTGGATTTAACGAGCTTTTATGGAACTGGCACGAAGGATTTATGTAGTGAATTCCTTTTCGCCCGTTCCGAGATATGGCAGTTTTATGACAAGTATTGTCACTTGACAACTAACTTGTCAGCCCAACTGCTGAAAGATTATTTTAATGATGATTTTGGTAGAATAAATGACAGGTTCAAATATTACAATCTGATTCATTTGTCTGGAGAATCGAGAAGATAAAAATTTAACGCAACATTGTTATGACAAAGATTGATTTACCAAAAAGCTCAAAAGAGCTTATTACCCGGTTTTTGCCCGATTGTGAGCTGCCGGAGGATGTTAGCCAAGTAGATGGGAAGCAATTCCAAGAGGCTTTAATGAATTTCCATCTTGCAATGATGGGGAAAACGGAGAAGCAAGTTTATGCACCCGTCTTTTCTTGTTGTTCTGGTACTTTAAACTCGGAACTTCCTATGGTTTGTATTCCTTCCTACAAATACAAGGAGGTTGAAATCTGTTTGAAAGATGGTTGGAATTATCCTATTGCTACAGTCAAGCTATCCAATACGAATCGTTTGATTGATGCTGAAAAAACGTATGAGGACACAGCGAAACTGGGCTACGAGATAACCAGACGTTGGAATGCTTTTCTTTCGAAAGGAGGTGAGGAATGATTAACTTGCTGTATGTTGATTTGTTCTGTGGAGCCGGAGGAACTTCGACAGGAGTAGAATTAGCTCGTGTAAATGACGAACAGTGTGCAAAGGTAGTTGCATGTGTGAACCATGATAAAAATGCCATAGCGAGCCACGCAGCTAACCACCCGGATGCATTACACTTCACCGAGGATATTCGAACGCTTGAACTTTCTCCTTTGGTTGCACATGTAAACCGAATGAAGCAAATCTATCCAGATGCCCACCTGGTGTTATGGGCTTCTTTGGAATGCACTAATTTTAGTAAAGCAAAGGGGGGACTTCCCAGAGATGCGGACAGTCGGACGTTGGCAGAACACTTATTCCGGTATATTGAGGCTTTGAATCCTTCCTATATCCAGATCGAAAATGTCGAAGAGTTTATGTCGTGGGGAGATATGGATGCTAACGGTAAACCTATTTCCAAGGATAAAGGACGTTTGTACGAACGTTGGAAACGTAATGTTAAGAGTTACGGATATGAGTTTGAACATAAAATACTTAATGCTGCCGATTATGGTGCATTTACTTCCAGACGTAGGTTCTTCGGGCAATTTGCAGCAAAAGGTCTTCCGATTACATGGCCGGAACCTTCCCACTGCAAAGATGGAAAAAGAGATATGTTTTGTAATCTGGAAAAATGGCGTCCGGTGAAAGATGTTCTGGACTTGCAGGATGAGGGTGAATCCATTTTCAACCGTAAAAAACCGTTAGCAGACAAAACGCTTGAACGTATATTTGCCGGACTCGTGAAATTTGTTGCAGGAGGAAAGGATTCGTTTATGATAAAATGGAATTCGATGAGCCGTAACGGTGGATATAATGCTCCTGGTATTGATGAACCTTGTCCGGTGGTTAGTTGCCAAAATAGGTTAGGGATAGCCAACGTTCAGTTTTTGAGTAAATATTTTAGTGGAGACCCGAATAGTAAGAATATTCCAATAACGGGACCTGCACATACAATAAAGTGCGTCGATAACCATTCACTTGTAACCTCTGCTTTTCTTGCAGCTTATTACAGTAATGGAGATAATACAAGTTCGGTTAATAGACCTTGTCCGACGGTATCAACGAAAGATCGATTTAATTGCGTTCAACCACAATTCCTTTGCTCCTATAATTTTAAGGATTCCGCCAAGGATATTAATGCTCCAAGTCCTACTATTCTAACAAAGGATAGACTTTCGCTTATATCTCCGTTTTTCATGAACTATTATTCAGCAGGTGGGCAACATGGTAGCTTAAATGAACCTTGTCCGGCAGTTACAACAGTCCCTAAACAGCGTATTGTTGCTCCTATATTCATAGATCAGCAGTATGGACAGAGTAAGCCTGCATCTGCTAATCAACCTCTGGGATGTATTACCTCTAATCCGAAATATGCTTTAGTTACTCCGTGGCTGATGAACACAAATTTCAATAACATAGGAAGTAGCTTAGAACAGCCTGCGCAAACTATCACAGCTAACCGGAAGCATCACTATTTGATGAATCCACAATACCAAAGTGCAGGTAGTTCGATAGAAAATCCCTGTTTCACATTAATTGCTCGGATGGATAAGACACCGCCTTATTTCATATCTACGGAACATGGTGTGTATGCCTTTCATGATTACTATGGTTGGATTTCAGAAGTCATTCAGAAACGCCCGGTTTATATTTTTAAAGACATAGATGCTCTCTGTCCTCCACTATGGAAGATTATAAATTTCATGGTATTATATCAGATCGTTGATATAAAGATGCGGATGTTGAAAATTCCGGAACTGAAAAAAATAATGGGATTTCCGGAAGATTATGTTCTCGTTGGTACGCAAGCCGATAAGAAAAAATATATCGGAAATGCTGTAGAGGTGAATATGGCTCGTGTTCTCTGCGAGGCATTAAGTAAGAAATTGTTTGAATTTAAAAAGATTGCAGCATGAAAAAGCAAATTTTCAATGAAATTATCAATAACCACGGTGATATTATTCACAAGTGGTCTGTAATTGACTTTGGAACGTTTGTTTCTACTGGAATACAAGTCGGTACGATTAATCCTTTGATGTACGTTGGACGAATTGTACAAGTACGGTTGGAAGCAGGAGAGTTTGGTAGTGATTTAGTTCTTATCCGTTATGCAGATGGTACTCTTGGTTCACATGAGAATCAATGCTTTTTCCGAGTAAAGGATGAGTTTATTCCGGAATTGAAAACGATGTTCAAAGATTCGTTCGAACATGATTCCCCTTCCGTAGAGTACTCTATTTGCAACCGATTGCCGAAAACGGGTTTTATTATTCCTTCTCCTTTCGGTCCGTTAGATCATACACCTATGCGAGACATACGGGAGAAATTATCAAATCTTCTTTTGGAAAAATTTAATTAGTCAGATAATGGGAACAAAAGGTTATAAACATCCAGGTCGGAAGCATTCTGTTGTCGCAGTCAATCCGGACGGTTCCATTGCAGGCTACTTTGAATTTATCAAAGATGCTGTTGATAAATACGGAATGGACCGACACAGTATCACTGACAGTTGTAAACGAGGAACTATCTGCCGTGGGCTTCGGTGGTGGTATGAGGAAGAGTTTCGCGAAATCTACCTACGTGGAGAGTTTGATAAACTGAAATACACACTTGACCCTAACCGAGACAGATTGACGTACCATTTCAAGAAAGGGCACAAGTTCGGGAATGGTTGGGATAGATGCTCGGAGGAAAAGAAACAGAAGTGCCGGGAACTTGCCAGAAAGCGTGCTTTGCAAATGATACAGGAAGGCAAAAAGAATTTTGCAAAGCCGAGAATGGAGAAGCCAGTGCGATGTATTACTACAACAGGTAAGGAGTATGATAGTTTGAAAACGTGTTCTGCAGATACCGGTATTGCTTCTAATCAGATCGGAAGAGCTGCGCGGCTTGGAGTTGCTACTCACAAAAAACGATTTGAATTCATAGGCTCGGATGAGAGATTAAGAAAGAATGGAGTGCAGCATATTACATCAAGTGCTCCACTAAGTACAAACACGGTTGATATGCTTTGTCAAATGACCGAGAAGGCGTATCAATCTAAATAATTAAAAAATGGAACCATTGGTAAGGTTGGAAGGATGTAAAGGAGTAAGCGGTGTTCTTCACGCTTATATGTCCTGTGATGTCGAAAATGTACAAAAGGCTCTGGAACTTGGAATTTCATGTACTGGAGCTAATGACTTTGGAGCATATAATATCTATTTCGATGATGAAGAAAAGATATGCTGTGAATATATGCAATGCTGTATAACAAAGGAATTCAAGCATGTGGCTTCGATTAAAGAGGCTATTGAGTGGATGGATGGGATTATGAATCAACAATCAAAAATCAATCATAAATGGAACAAATAATTGAACAGGCAGCAATGGAATTTGCAGAGAAATGTCGTATTGCAAATTTTAAAGGGGGACTTTGCTACCCCTATGATGATCTTGATATGAGAAATGCTTTTGAGGAAGGGGCAAAGTGGCAATCAAAACAAATGGCATGGGTAAGCGTGAATGATAAAATGCCCGAAGAAGGACATGCCGTTGATTCTCATACTGTTTATTCTCACACAAAAAACGTGATTGTACTCTATAAAAATGGGTGTATCGGAAAAGGAAGACGCATTTATATAAATGAAACTAATAAAAAAGGTTGGCAATGGTCTTGTTTCAAAAGTGAAGATATAACCCATTGGATGCCTTGGATAGATTAACATAAAATGATATAGAAATGAACATCTTTAAAAGTAAAGCAAAATGCCCTAAATGTGGCAGTACAAATCTTCATCTAACGGAAATATGTGAAGCATCTACAAGTTTTAGTCAATCAGCCGGATATATTCATAAAGATTCTTCTTGTAACGAATTTGGGAGAATAGTTCGGTTAGAAGGGGAATGTGACCGTTGTCATCATGGTTGGATTTTCAGAAATGCAATTCAAATAACAAATGTGTTAGAACATCCAGAGAAATTTTAATCAAAACTAATTAACAATGAATCAAATGGATATAAAGTTAAGTAAGATGCAGCTTATTCATTTAGGGAATATCTGCAAAAAAGGATGGGGTGGTTATAGTAAGCCCTCCGACGATTTAGAAGAAATGGTAAAAAACGGTTTATTGGAAAAAACGGCCGGACCATTCGGTGATGTTGTTTATCGCCCAACTGACGCTGGGCGTAGTTATATTAATGCACTTCAATAGAGAAAGGAACAAGAATATGGCAAGAACAATTTATGAAAATATTGGTGTTGAATTCGTTTTGGAGGAAGTAGATGAATATGAAGCAAAAATCAAGGTTAATGACAAAACTCTGATTTATATATCCAGAGAACAAGAAACTGAATTTGAGGAAGAACTTAAAAAGTTATTCGACAAATATAGAATTTAATTTATAGCTGAATAGAAAGGAGTTAAAGTATGGAATCAAAAAAAGCACAAAACATACTTGCACGGTCATTTGACGGTGGTCATGTTTGCATGGATAATGCGGAAGCTGCCGTTGAAGCTGCCGAGTATGAAAAAAATGTGGAAATAGAGAAGTTAAATACCGAACTTCAACATTTCAAGGATAAGGCTATCCGAGCTTTTTCCACTGTAACCGAAGGTTATTTCATTATCGGTGGAACTAATTATGCCGGAGCTATTTTGCAAAAGTTCGAAGATGAGTTGATGAAACCAGTTCCCAAAAAGGGTAGTAAGGTTGCCGGTTTTACAACGCCATGCTTCATACGTAAGAATACACCGGAACTTAGGGATCGTCTGAAAAAGATTGGTGTACGTCCCTTTCTTCTGGATGAGGAACTAAATTCATGGGGGGATAATATAAAGGTGTTCGGATATGAATTAACCGCTTTTGCGTGTTCTGATTCATTGGCTAATTGTGGTGGTTATATTGATTGTGGAGAGAATGAAGGTTTATTTCTCGCTATTGCAGCTATCCGCAATGATACTGATTATATGCAGTGGTTTGTGTATAACAAAGAGCCTATGTTCGTGTTGTGCGAAACTCCAAGTAGGAATAATTGGTTTAGAGGACCGGCATTGTGGCACAAAGCATCCTTGATAGAACTAATTGAATATTTCAATAAACCTATGGCTAAAAAATGAAAGCAATAAACTTAAAAACTAATGAAGTAGTAACTGTAGTTTCAAATATTGAACTCGGTCAAATGAATGTCATTGATTCTAAAGGATTTTGTAAGGTTGTGTATGCTAATGATTTTCTGTTTCCAAAAGATTTTAATGGTAATATTCATTCAGGTGTTAATTGGGAACAGCGACGGTACGAATTGGCGAAGGCTGCAATGATAGGATTATGTGCAAACTCTAATGACCATGTAATATGTTCTGCTGATGTGGAACACGTGTCTGAATGGTCTGTTGGATATGCAAATGCTATGATCGCAAAGTTAAAGGGGGATTGATTATGTGTACCATTATGTCACGAGGTGGAGCTAAGTCTTGGTGGGGAATTGACCTTCCCCGCCATATAGCTTACTTGTACAAGGATTATCCATGGGAAGATTGGAAGGAATATACCTACAAAGAGATATTTGCCCGGAAGAAAGAAAAGCAAAACAATCATATCTACCGGAAGCGCAGGTGTGAAAAGATTGTACCGGGATGTATCTGGGTATTCTATAATACTTCTTGGATATTTGGCGGTTGGTGGATATACATCCGTACCAGAAAAGAAGATCTTGCTCTCAATTTTAGAAGCCATAGACCAGACATAATTCAACAGATACGAAACTTATTTCCTTGTGGTGTATTGCCGTTTGATGAATCCTTGTATTCGGAATGGTGTCCTGCATTTGAAAAGCAGTTTCATGTACAAGGAAAGCGAAAGAAAAATGCAGTAGCTTTTTGCCATTGCAGATTTAGTGAGAATGGAAATTTAATAGAAATTTTAATATGAACAGGATATATGGATAAAAAACAGTTTTTTGATAAGGTTTCCTATATGCGGAAACTTCAAAAGGAATACTTTAAAACTCGTTCGTCTTCCATTTTGAGACAATGTAAACAGGTGGAGAAAGAGATAGACGATGAGATCGAGAGAGCGAATAAGATAGTTGCGGAACAACAACAGCCAAAACTTTTCTAATCATGGAAAATACAGAGTATGAAAATCAGATCGTTTGTCCCTATTGCGGACACAAGGACAATAATTCTTGGGAATTTAGTGGTAGTGATGGCGAAGAATTGGAACATGATTGCCCGAAATGTGGTAAGACGATGATTTGTTGTAGGAATGTTCAGATCACATATTCAACTTACCGAAAGGAGGGAGAAGATGAAGAGGATATCTTTTAATGCTACTGATGCTGATATCTTCCCTCGTATAGCAAAAGTTGCTAAAAGCGGAACATTTGACGGGGCTGCGCATACTGATTATCTTGAAAGCTGCCGGTGGTTTGTAGAGCGATATGATTGTATTATCATTCTTACTCGTGATGTTGGATATCATACATCTGGATGGTGGAAGAATCCAGACTACGAACGTTGTTATCATTTGTCTATCTCCTTTCCGGGTGGGCGAGATATTAGGAAGTTAGAACACATTCTGGAAAAGTTCTTCGGGAATAATCGTCGTTTATTGTGGTGTGAACCTCCATATAGTAAACAGGGTAAACAGGCAGAAGTGTATCATTATCGTTTGTTTTGTGATGGGAATTGGCAACCAATAATGCCGCGCGGAGAAGTCTATTCTAAACAGTTTACCGAACAGGGATGGAAATCATATTCAGAACTACATGGTAGAGATCAATAACAAATAGTAATCATGAGAAAAGAACAAACCAAAGTTTATGTATTGATGCTTTCGAAGGAGTTTCCTAAAGAGCATCCGAAAGCCGGAGAACAAACCGGATTTAAAGAAAAGTTAGAGCTGGCGTTGAAGACGCAAGAGCAAGCAGAAGAATGTACTACCTGCGGTGGTGACTGTAAAACTTGCTATTGTCCTTCTGTTACCGGAATAATGAAGGTGCATACTATTCGTACCAATATGAAACGTTGGTCGGGAATAATGAAGAAAGTGCAGGAAGGTAAAGCTGTTATCTCTGTTCGGCAGTGGAAAGGTAGGCCCTATGAAAAAGGGAATGTTCAGGTAGAACTATTTCGTCTCGGCAAAGATGATGGTGTAGGACTACAAACATTGAGTGTTAGGGAATATACCGATGCCGATGACGGGATAGAACGTGCCGTTTATTGTATTGACGGAAAACCAATGCCAATGCTTACTATGAAACAAATAGCGGAGAATGACGGGCTGACTGTTGAAGATTGGAAAGCATGGTTTACTGGTATGTCGTTTGTTGAACCGCTGCCGATCATCCACTTTACCAAATTTAGATATTGATTATAAACCATTAAAATTACGATTATGCAAGACATAGAGAAAAATTCAATGCTCCTTAAAGAAGGAAAAGTAAAAGAAACCAGGTTATCAGAACTTCTCAATAACTCGGAAACGGAAAAGAAGTCGTACGTGCAAAAGTTGAATCCTGCAATCACAGTCCCGGTTCCATTGAAACGAAAACGATTAAACGATGAATTGATTGCAGAGCTGAACGCTACCTACGAACGTCCGGCCATCTGCCGGGATGAACATGGTGAGTACAAAGAAGGTGCTTTCCTACACGGCTCAAATTTGGTTATGACAAGCATATTAGAGGGACGTTGGCATCTTACGGTGAAGTCCGACAAACCACTTTCCATCTATGAGATAAAAGCTGCCAGATATAAGTTTATTCCGGACGATGCTTACATGACACTTGTTTTCCCGAGAAGGTCAGAAATTGAAAAATTTACTTCTCCACACAGTATGCAAATGATAGAGATTCAAGTTACCAAAAACGAGTAAGATTTATTAGAGGGGGGGACTACAGGGGGGGAGAGGGAGGATGTATATAACTTAAAATATAGATTGAGATATGATTAAAAAATACGCTTATGTTATCGGAATAGATACCGGAGTTGCTACGGGAGTTGCTACATGGAATGTTACTGCAAAAAGGTTTGAATTGATAAAGACTACTGCAATTCATAAAGCAATGATGTATGTGATAGAAATGTATAAAACGTACGGAGGAAGTATATTAGTTCGTGTTGAGGACCCACGTTTAAGAAAGTGGTTTCAATCCAACTACAAAAGTAGGGATGAGGAAAGAAAGATGTTACAAGGTGTCGGTTCTGTTAAACGGGATGCTCACATCTGGGATGATTTTCTTAAAGATGCCGGTATTCCGTATGAAATGACACATCCAAAGGATTCTAAAACGAAACTCAATGCCTTGTCATTCAAAAGATTAACTAAATATGAAAAGAGTACGAGCGAACATTCCCGAGATGCAGCAATGCTCGTATTTGGCTATTAAACAGTAGGTTTGTATTGTGCTGTGTGCTTATTAAACGCATATTTTTACCTTAAAAGTGTGTTTAATAAGCACACTTTCTTTATATTTGCCATGTAGTTACAGATGTTACATCTTAAAAATAAGCGTAAAATGGAAGGATTATCGAGTTTAGAGGGTTGGGCACTGATAGCGACATACTTTGTTGCGATGATGTTGCTCGTTGTGTTCCTGCGAAAACACAAAAATACGAAAGAAGAGTTTTTGGTTGCTAACCGGTCAATGCCTTGGTTACTCACAGCGTTTTCGATGGCAGCAACATGGGTGTGGGCTCCGTCAATGTTTGTTGCATCGGAGAAGGCATACACACAGGGGATTGTTGGCGTATTCTGGTTTGTTGTGCCAAATGTACTTACATTGATACTGTTTGCTTTCTTTGCCAATAAGATGCGTAAGCTCCGACCGGAAGGATGGACGTTCTCGGACTATATTCGTGAGAAATATTCGAAACGTTGCCATAATCTGTTTTTGATAGAATCGTTCGGGCTGCAGACGATGAGTTTTGCCGTTCAGCTTCTTGCCGGGGCTACCATCTTTTCAAAGATTACAGGAATATCATTCACCGCTACTACGGTAGTGATGGCTTTGTGTCCTCTGGCATATACTTTCGCCAGTGGAATAAGGAGCAGTATTATTACTGACTTCTGGAAGATGCTTTGGATAGCGATTGTTTTATTGTTAGGACTGCCAATTATGTTTTCAAGTGCCGGGCCAGAAGCGTTGTTTAATGGTCTGGGAGGTGTTAGTGGTGGTTTCTCTGATTTGTTTTCGGGTAACGGACTAATGGTTACTTTGTCCTTTGGTATTCCTACAACGATAGGTTTACTATCTGGGACGTTTGGTGACCAGATGTTCTGGCAGCGGGTGTTTTGTGTGAAAGCTGACAAAGTGAAGCGCACAATGATAACCGCTGCCTTTATTTTTGCCGTTGTACCTATTTCTTTGGCTGTATTTGGCTTTTTTGCAGCCGGAACAGGTTTGGCTATATCCGACACACAACTGACAAATGTAGGGGCTGTGATGGCTTTCTGCCCTAAATGGTTCTTATACCTGTTCTTTGTGCTTATACTTTCCGGACTGATATCGACCGTTGATAGTATTATTTGCGCAGTGAGTTCAGTTGCCGGACACGATGTAGTGAAGCGGTTGGCTATGAACGAGAAATGGCATGAACGGATTCAGAAGAATATTTTTCTCTTTATCCTTTTCGCAAATGAAGTACGTGCAGCCCGGTTCGCAATGATTGCCGTTACTATTGTTGCTATTCTGATCGCAAACATTCCCGGTCTAACTATCCTATATCTTTTCTTGCTGTACGGGACGCTACGTTCATCCGTAATGCTTCCGACAGTGTTCGCTATTCTCGGCAAAAGAATGAGCGAAAGAGGGCTGTTCTACGGCATACTAACAAGCATGATTGTAGGTTTGCCAATCTTCGCCTATGGGAACTTCACCGGAAACATTCCAATGATTGTATTTGGTTCTCTCTTTACTATTCTTGCATCTGGGCTTATGGCTATTCGTCGTAAACCGTTAAAGCGTGGTCCGGTTGAAATGGTGGTTAAGATTGATAGTACTGGCACGGAAAAATGTATTGGAGAGATTAAAGCGATTGGAGCGGAATACCTGCGTTGTGCTGAAAAAATGGAAGGTCAAATATGTGCTTTCCAAGCATTAACGGAATCTGCAAGAGAAACAGCAAAGGAAATCCGGAAGTCAGTCTATCACTACAAGCAGTTACGAAGAAGTGCGTACCTGATGCGTCGGAAGAAGCAATCAAAGTCTAATCACAAAAAATCACGTAGAAAATGAAAAAGCTGTTTATCATGCTCGTACTGGTTGCCGTATCATTGGCAGCTAAAGCACAGGTTTATGACGGTATTACTCAACCGACCAAGTTCCGGATATTTATGTCGGTCACTACATCTTTGGAGGGTAACGGTTCTACCGTTGCTCCTTTTGTCGGTTATCGGGCAGATGTTGCCAAGTGGTTCTCTGTTACTCCGGTCATTCAATACAACATGAATACCGAAGCGGTGTCTTTGGGTGCCTGGTTGAATGTAAACTATCGGCAGTGGGTTTACCTTCTGGCCAGGTTCACGTACAACACGAAAGCAAAGATGTTCACCGAAACATTGTCCAGCACAATAAAACTCCCTGCCGGGCTTATGTTGGATGCGACATGGGATAATCTATATAACGGTCGGAAGTTCCTGAGTGGTGATCGATTGCAGGTACTCGGAGGTCTGGATTATGGACGCTTCGTTTTCAATGCCGGATATTCCATGCGTGCGCTGCCGGGATTCGTGGCAAACATCCGGTTTAAGGTGACACAGTATAATTGGCTACAACTAAAATACGATGAAGGTGCAAAAGCTTTCATTACGAGTGTAGCATTACAATTCAATGAGCTATGAAAACTGTTCTGGGTAAAAAGCAAACATCATCACACACAGACTGGCTTCGTGTATTCTCCAATATCGAGCAATATGTTTCGAAGCAGGAAACGGACAATCTGATTGACCGCCTGGTTGAGCAGGTGAAGCCACACATCTATGGCAAACAAGTTGCTTATGCTTGGAGTGGTGGGAAAGATAGCATTGCTCTTGGTTTCATTATGGAGCAGGCCGGAGTACATGACTGTTTGCTTGGACGTTGCAATCTGGAATATCCGGCTCTCATGCAATGGATAGAAAACAATCATCCGGCAGGATTGGAGGTAATCAATACGGGGCAGGACCTTAAATGGTTGGCGGCACATCCCGAAATGCTTTTCCCGAATGATTCTTCTTTGGCTGCAAAATGGTTTAGCATAGTTCAACATCGGGCACAGGATATCTATGTGAAGAAGCATAAAGTAGATGTTCTCTGCCTTGGTCGAAGAATACAAGATGGGAACTATGTAGGGCCAGGTGGAATGTACACCAATACAAAGGGTATCACCCGTTTTTCTCCTATTGCTGATACTAAGCATGAGGAAATTCTTGCAATCATTCACTATTACCACCTTCCATTACCGCCAATTTATGTATGGCCTCGCGGCTTTCGTGTTGGGACCCATTGTTGGGCTGCTCGACAGTGGTGTGGTAACGTGGAGAATGGTTTTAGAGAAGTTTACGAAATAGATAGTAGCTTGGTAGAGGAAGCTGCTAACTATATACCTTCTGCGAGGCAGTTCTTGCAGGGGAAAGTTTAATCAATAATTTGTGTAGGTATGAAAAGAAAGTTAGAGACAAAGAAAGTACTCCTATCAGAATTGAAGGAGTTTCCGGGTAATCCGAATGTGCATCCGGAGGAACAAGTAAAGGCTATTGCCGAAAGTATGGAACGATACGGGCAGTATTATCCGATTGTCGTTGATGAGAACATGATGATTCTCTGCGGTCATGGTAAAAAGAAGGCTTTGGAATATCGAGGTGATAAAGAGGCTTTTATTACGATGATGTATGGTCTGACTGATACGGAGAAGAAAAAGCTCGTTCTGGAAGATAATAAGATTCAAACTATGTCACACGTGAATTTTGGTGACATGGAGAAGCTGATTAAAGAAATCGGAGAAGTTGATATTATCGGCTTTACTCCGGAATATCTGGATGCGATCATCAACGAAGTTAGCTCTGACAATATGGGAGTGAATTTTGCGGAACCGGCAAAGAATGAACAAAAGTTCACACCGGAGAAAGAAGCTGCCGACAATCAAGAGATAGATGAGATTGAAGCCGGTATGCAAAAGGCGAATACAATAGTTTGTCCGCATTGTGGCAAGGAATTCACGCTTTAATGAGTTGAGTTATGGAAAATGTAGATTTATTCAAACCACTTCGGGAAATTCAATTTGTGGACCGGGATAAGGTAAAGCCGAACGACTATAATCCTAACAAGGTTTTGGAAAAGAATTTGAAGCTGTTAATGCAGAGCATCCTTACTAATGGTTTCTGCTTTCCTATTGTCGTTCGTCCGGACTTTACGATCATTGATGGATTTCACCGTTGGCTCGTTTCCGGCAGGGAACCGTTAAAGTCAATGCTCGGTAATAAGATTCCTATTGTAGTAGTGGCACATAAAGACGAAAGTCAAGATATGTACGGCACGGTTACTTTTAATCGCGCACGTGGTACTCACATGCTTGAACCTATGGAGAACATCGTTAAATCTCTGTTGGAGAAGGGGAAAAGTGTGGCAGAAATTTCAAAAGAGATCGGGATGAGTGAAGAAGAGATTTTCCGTCTATCAAAAATTGATCGGGAGGAATTCTTAAAACTCATGACTAAGCGTACTCAAAGGTTCAGTAAAGCTCAAATCATTCGCAGATGTACATAAAAGAGTTAGACATTAATGTAGTTGAAGCTGCCGAGCGTAGAATTCTCGAAGCTTTCAATAAGAATCAAAAAATTGCCGTCAGTTTCTCTGGCGGCAAAGATTCTATATGTATGTGCGACATGCTTGTTAAAACAATGCAGAAGTACTCAATTCCTTTCAGTAGAATTATCGTAGTGTTCTTTGATGAGGAAGCCATTTACCCAGATGTTGAGGCTATTGCTTTGGAATGGCGGTCACGATTCATGTCTCTGGGAGCTAAATTTTATTGGTTCTGTTTGCCTATAAGACACTATAACTGTTGCAATAGGTTAGCGAATGATGAAAGTTTTATCTGCTGGGAGCCGGGCAAAGAAAGCGTGTGGGTGAGACCTATGCCTAAGTTTGCTATTCGCAATCACTCTATGTTTCGCATGGGGATGTCATATCAAGAATTCGGAGATAAGATTTTTAAAAGTGTTCCTCCGATGGTTGGTTTAAGAATGGCAGAATCGATTCAACGCAGGCAGTCTATTGCATCTATCCGTACCTCGCACTTTCTTTATCCATTGTACGATTGGAGAGATTGCGATATCTGGTTATATATCAAGCTGTATAATCTCACTATTCCAATGACTTATATCTATTTGTATAAGACTGGTGTTCCTGCAAATAAATTACGTATCAGTCAATTCTTTAGTATTGATACAATCAAATCATTGCCAAAGGTCATGGAGTTTTATCCGGACTTATACCAACGGGTTATACGCAGGGAACCGAATGCAGACCTTGTTATGCTTTATTGGGATACGGATATGTTCCGGAGTTCTAAACAAGATCGGAAGTTTGAGTTGGATAAGGAAAAAGATTATCGTATCATATTCCGAGATGCCATGAAAAAAGCTGCATTACATCCCGACTTATATCCTGGTTATGGAGTAGCAAAGAAACTATATGCTAAGATGTCCGGTAGAGAATCTTCTAAAACGTGTCAATTGTCTTATCAGTTATTGATAGCGGGAGACCCGAAGAAGCGTTCCTATCGTGCTATTTTGGGGGCTATTTACAGAGAGAGGGGAGGAGGTGTATAAATGCCTAAAGCCGAAGAGGACATTCAGAAAGATAAAGAAAAATTGCTCAATTCATTAAAGGAATGTAGCGGTATTGTCACGTTTGCCTGTGAGAAGGTTGGACTCTCACGACAAACGTTCTACCGTTGGTATCGGGATGATTCAGAATTCAAAGAACGTGCTGATGCTATTAATGAATTGCAGATCGATATTGCCGAGGCCTCCCTTCTGAAAAAGATACAGAAGGGAGATACTACGGCTATCATATTCTATCTGAAAACTAAGGGCAAAAGCAGAGGATATACAGAACGTAAAGAGATTGTTGCCCCGGATGGAGTAGGGGTACAGGTGACAAGCAAAGATTTTGATGTATCGAAGTTATCAGAGGAAGAGAGAAAGTTACTGTTGAGTATTGCGGAGAAACAAGATAAATCAGCAAAAGAGTGAGTTTAGCGGAAGCGGAAATATTGAAAATGGCAAGAGCGGTCCAGTCTGACGAGTGTAGAAAGTCATTTTTCTACTTCGTTAAAACTTTCTGGGACGTGATAATACCGGAAACTCCGGTATTCAATTGGCATATTGAATATTTGTGTGAGGAATTGCAGAGGTTATCCGGTTACATAGTTCGACGGGAGAAGAAACCGTATGATATCATCATTAACATTCCTCCTGGTTCAACGAAGTCTACTATCGTAACTATCATGTGGCACGCATGGCTATGGACGCAGGATGCACGACTAAGGGTAATTTCTAATTCCTATTCGGGTGACTTGTCGTTAGAACACGCTTCGAAGTCGAAGGATATTATCACTTCTGACTTGTACCGTACTCTGTTTCCGGAGGTGATTATTAGACATGATAAATCTGGAAAGGGAAGTTACGAGAACACGAAAGGAGGCGCCAGATATTCAACTTCGACTGGTGGTACTATTACGGGTAAGCACGCTCACGTGATTATTAACGACGACCCGGTAAATCCAAAGCAAGCCGAGTCTGCTGCTATGAGACTGCAGGCAAACGAGCATACAAAGACGCTTTCCTCTCGTAAGGTTGACAAGAAGAATACTCCAATGGTAACTATCATGCAACGACTGCATGATGATGATGTGACCGGCTATCTGTTGAAAAAGAAAAAGGATAAGATTAGGCATATATGCCTGCCAGCAGAAGTTTCCGAGCGTGTTAATCCTCCGGAATTGAAAGAACGGTATATCGATGGGTTATTGGACCCGATACGTATTGATCGTGAAGTTATCGACGAAGCGAAGGTAGACCTTGGTAGTCGTGGATATGCCGGACAGTATGAGCAGGCGCCTTCGGTTGAAGGTGGTAACATTGTGAAAGCAAGTTGGTTCGGGCATATACCAATGTCGCAGTTCATTTCTGTTCGTGGTGGTGCTCCGATGCATTTCTTTCTCGATACAGCATACGATGAAAAGAAAGCAAAAACGGATAATGACCCTTCCGGAATCCTTGCCGCATGTCGAATACAGAACAATTTATACTTGTTCCATGCGCAGAAGGTTTGGAAGGAATTTCCAGAATTAATGAGGTTCATCCCGGACTATGTGCGGGCACATGGGTACGATAGTCGCAGTACGATACGAATAGAACCGAAAGCGAATGGTATAACGGTCATTCAAGCAGTTAAGAAGTACACGAGGTTGAATGTTACCAGGACACCTGCACCGACAGACAGCAAAGAAGTTCGGTTACATGGTGTCTCCCCTAAGATTGAGTGCGGTCGTGTGATATTGGTTGAGGGTGATTGGAATGAAGAGTTTACAGATGAGGTGAGCCAGTTTCCAGCAAAGACGCATGATGAGTATGTAGATATTCTGGTTTATGCAATCAATTATCTTTTAGATGATGATTATACGGAATTATCAGAAGAGGATGAAGAAGATATATTAAGTGCTTTAGGTGGTTAATTTTTTAATATTGTAATTATGGGATTGTTTGATTGGATTGTTAATGGTGTGAATGCGGCAATTGGCCGCAATCAAGAGTTTGAACAGTTGTTGGAAGCTAAGGACGTTAATCGTGCTTTATCTCAAATGACGGATAACTCTGCAAGGGTTGAGGCTGCGTTAAAGGTGTATGATACGCAGCAGCATGAGGTGATGCGTAGGCCGAACAAGGCTGTGTTTGGAAAGAAAGACCCGAAGACAGGGAAACGAAAGTTTCTTCGGTGGGAAGAGAAGTGGAAAATTCCTATTCCTTATCCGGTTTTTATCAATGAGATCGCTCTCGTTTTCCTGTATGGCCGCCCTTTGAAATGGACACAATCTTCTAAGGGGACGGACCGGGCTTTTTCTCGCTACATAGATTTGATTAAAAGTACCAGATTCAATGCGAAGATTCGCGAAGCAAAACGTCTGGCAGGTGCAGAAGGGCAAAGCGCATTGTTATTTCATACGTACCGGAATGATGAAGGTAAACCGGACTGCTTGATAAAGGTAGTAGCGAAAAGTCTGGGTGATGATATATACTTCCGGAAAGACCAGTTCGGGCGGATGATGTGTTTTGCTCGTGGATATAACTTGCAGGAGGTTGGCGGTGAAATCAAATACCATGTTGATATACACACCAAAAAGACTATCTATCACTGTAAACGTAATGCTATGGGGTGGGATATTGAGGAAGAGGTAAACCTTGCCAAGAAAATATGTGTAGTTCTTTTTGAGCAAGAGCCAGAGTGTGCAGGTATTGAGCCGATGATGCACCGTAAAGAAATGATGGTAAGTCGTAGGGCTGATGTTAATGATCGATTCTCTGACCCTGCTTTGGTTGCTGATTCGGATATCGTTAATTCTCTTCCAGAAAAGGGAGAAGACAGTAAGCTGTTTGTATTGAAGCCCAGCATCGACGGTGCTAAGAAGCCGGAAATGAAGTATCTCACGTGGGATAATGCACCGGAGAATCAGAAGCAAGAGGCCGAGGAATTGGATGATAAGATTCACCGTTTTTCTTTTACGCCTAAGATTGACTTTGATACAATGAAAAGTCTTTCACAAATTTCTGCTAAAGCATTGAAGCAACTAATGCTTCTGGCTGTAATCAAGGCAGACAAGCATAAGGAAAAGCACGATGAATATGCTGATCGTATAGCAAGTGTACTTATTGCTATAATCGGTAATGTTTTGGATATCTCTCTTCGGGGTGAGTGTGATAATCTGGTTGTAGAACATGAGTTTCAAGAGCCCTTCGGTGAAGATATTGAAGCTGTTTTAAAGAATCTAATATCAACCAAAAACGCTGGTGGTCTGTCTGATGAAACATTTATTGAAATGAATCCTATCATCAAGGATGCTACTTTAGAGAAAGAACGTTTAAAGGCACAACACGAGAAAGAGTTACAGGAAGAGAAAGACCGGTATAAACAAGATGTGTTCGGTAGTGCCGAATAAGTGATATGGCAAAGATTGATGAAGATAAATTCAAACGGGCATTATTTCAAAGGACCGAAGGATATGCTGCAAATATTCGGGCGATCTACCAGGATGTTGTAGAGCGGCTTATTTCTTTAGTATTGGAAATAGAGCCAATCTATGACTCTAAGAAGATGTTTGTCTTTGCCGACTATCCTACTATCTCCGACAAAGCAAACGTTCTGCTACGGGAACTGTACAGCCGTGTATATCAAACTATGCAGTTTAGTATTGTCAACGAATGGGAGCAATCTAATTTGAAGTCGAATGAACTTGTCCGGTCTGTCTTTGGGAAGAATGCTATAGATAACAAACATTTCGCTCGATTCTTTGAACGCAACAAGAAAGCTATGGATACTTTCTTCTCTCGTAAGTCGGAGGATGGTGGTTTGAACCTTTCTCAGCGTATCTGGAAGTATGAAGGTCAGTTCCGGCAGGAGATGGAAATGGCTATTGATTGCCATATTGGTGAAGGGATGTCTGCTAATGTCATGGCTACAAAAGTCAAACAGTATTTGAATGAACCGGATAAATTGTTTCGCCGGGTACGGGATAAGCGCGGAGAACTTGTCCTTTCAAAAAATGCAAAGGCTTATCATCCGGGCAGGGGGCAATATAGAAGCAGCTATCGAAACGCTCAACGTCTGGCAAGGTCTGAACCAAATATTGCATATCGGACTGCCGATCATGAAAGGTGGTTGCAACTTGACTTCGTTGTAGGGATTGAAATAAAGCTTTCAAAGAATCATCCGGAAAAGGACATTTGCGATAAACTTGCCGGTAGATATCCGAAAGATTTCATTTTCAAAGGATGGCATTCAAACTGTATGTGTCATGCGATCAGCGTCCTTGCTTCGGATGATGAGATTGATATGCTAACCGACAAAATTCTTGCCGGAGAGGACACGGCAGGCTTCAAGTCAAAAAATGAAGTTACTGAACCTCCGAGTGGGTTCTATTCATGGATGCAGGAAAATGAAGATCGGATAGAGAAATCAAATAACCGGGGTACTCTTCCATATTGGATAAAGGATAACCCGAAATATACAGGTGTTAAGGTTGAGGCGATAAATACCGGTGAACGGGAAGAAATCCGGAAAAAGGCAAAGGAGAAATATCAATCATACGATAATGCGTGGACGAAGGCATATTTTGATGAGTACAGTGGAGGTTTTAATGTATATCATCAGGAACACCAATTTACCAACACACAGGGAGGTGGTGATGCCGAGAAGATTGTAGGTAAACTGTTGGCAAAGAATTGTGGTAAGCATGTGGAGTTCTTGCCGGAGAATGGTAAAGGAAAGGGCATGCCAGATATGAAATTTGACGGGGTTACATGGGATGTGAAGTATATTGATAATGCCAATGAGAACACTATACGTACGTATATAAAGGATGCTCGGAAAGCTGATCGGGCAATATTCTATTTTACCAATGACAAGTATAAGGACCTACGTTCAGCCATAAACCGAGAGGTAGGACGGTTTAAGGCAATGGATAAGGTCGGTGATCTTCCGGACATTTACTACATGGATAAGGGGGGATTGCTGAAACTATTGTGGAAGAAGTAATTATTATATTTGAAATTGATTAGTTTTATTTTTACCTTTGTAAAAAAGAAAAAATATGAACGAGCCCTTATCATGGAGTGTTGTTATTGCATTCATCATTTTCATAGCCCAGCAGATTTTTAAAACTTGGTTAGATTATAGAAAATATCGTTCTGAGGTTGTTTTTAGTAAACTTCATCAAGAACGTGCGGAAACAATTAAGGAACTATACAAGAAAATTGTATTATTAGAATATGCTATGAGGAATTATCTGTATCCAGAGCATATTAGTAAGGATTTGGAATCTGAATCAAAAGATTCTTTTTCTCAAGATTGTTACCTTAAAAAGATGAATGAAGCATTTAGAGATACTATTGATTATTTTCTACTTAATAAACTTTGCTTGTCTGATGAACTGTGCAAAAAAATAGAATCCTTAATAGAGGAATATATTGATATGGGACAGAATTATTCTGATAAATTGGAAGATATTAGGGAGTCTGGTTTAGATTTATGGGCAAAAAGACGGTTTAAAGAAAAAAAAGAAATGCGGGAAAAATATCCCGAAAAGATGTCCGAACTATTGAAAGATTTAACAATCGAATTTAAAAAGACTCTCGGTACAAAATAAAAAAAATGGGCGGATTATTGCTCCGCCCGGGCTGGTGCAGAAAGCGGGAACATTACTTCCCTCACTCTTCCCACAATGCAAATGTATGAAATATCTCTGATAAACAAAATGTTATTCCGATTTTTCCTTTCTTCTTAACGCTCCTAATCGAATAGTGCATTTATCGTTACTGTACGGCTTTTCCTCTAGGTGAAATTTGGACTTTAGATAGCCGTAGCTTATTCCTAATTGTTCAGCAGAGAAAGTGTCGTAGATGGCAGCTTGCGAGCCGAAATAGAAATGTTTCTCTGCTTTGTTGTCAATCTCCACTGGTTCGGAGAATTCAACATGGTATACTTTACTTGTTTGCTTCATTTTGTTTCCTGTATTCTTCAAAGATTTCGTTAAATGATTCTATGTACTTTATGTTATTGGAAAATGTAATATTATTCTCTTCTGTATTCTGTGCAACATAAAAACTTGATTCTGATGGATAGATGAACTTTGATATGAAGTTATTTCCACTACTGAACCAGCTCAAACTCGATATATGATTCACACCGAATAATGCTATTAATTGCTTACTACTTTGGATGAGCATTTTTTCACGCGCTTTCGCATTTAAATGACTGCTCTCTGCAATCGTTTTAAGAGCTTCTCCTAAATCAGAAATGAATTTAGTCCGAGTTGCTTCATCGTTGAAGGCTTTTCTTATTTCCCTTTCTATAGCTCCGGATTTATCGTTTCCTTTTATATAGTTTATTTCTCCGGGCCTGTCAAGTGGAAGAGTAAACTCAGCACCTTTATATTTCTTTTCATTTAGAATTTTATGAATGTGTACACCTGTACCCCATTCAAATGCTCTACCACTGCCACTATCGTGATTATCAACTCGAATTGTTTGATTTTTTAATATGCTTGCAAGTTTCTTCATATTGCTATATTTTTCATTTTTACAAATTTAGTTCAAATATTTAATATCTGGTATATTCCTCCTTTATTATTCAAACATTGACAGTTGGCCTTTCAGTTCTGCGATGTATATGCTTCTGTTGGCAAGGCGTAGGATTACAGATTGAATTTGGTTTAACTTAGAGGCGTCTGATCGACTCTTATCGTTGCAAGTTTCAATTAGCATTTCAGCATCAGCAAATGTTGACTGGATTTCATGTTTGATTGATGTTTCAATTGATTTTTTACTTCTCATAGTTATTCGTTTTAATCGAAAAGGCTTAACTGAATGGGCTTTTTCGGTACATTTTCCTTGTTTTTCGTAATGTTTTCCGGGTTAAGCGTGATTGTTTTAACCTTTTTCGGTAGATTTTCGTCTTGAATTGGTTTTGGAGCATCTGCCTTTTTCTTTTCTTCATTCTCTAACCGGATGTTGTCCCATATTCGCAAGGTTACTGATTCTTCCTTGGTTATTTCCCTAACTGTAATTAATGGTATTGGAGAAAAAGAACTTTTGTTTAATCGTTCATTAATCTTCCAACCGGTATAAAAAGAACCGGGGTCTAAGCTATCATGACAAATAACTTCTCCTACACATCCATGAATGATAAAGTTGCAGACTGTCATAAGGCAGCAGGTCCGGTCTATGTCTTCGGCACAGAGGTAATTCCCAATATTCCGTACATGCCAGGCGAGTAATGTTCGTCCGCTACCACATGCAGGGTCATTGATATATTTCCCTGTGAATTTTTCATTATTATCATTTATTTCAGCCATCATATCACAAATACCTGTTGGGGTGAAGAATTGCCCAGTTCCTTGCTGTTTCATCTTACTTGCTACACAGGACATATATAGATCACCGAAAGCATCGTACCATTCATTACGGATTAATTGCTTTTGCATAACTTTAATCCACTCGCAGAGCATATCCCAAAATACAGACGTTTGCTCTTTCTTATACTTCCAGCTTTCCAAAGGCTTGGCATCTGGTGTAAAGTAGTGGATTATGTAGGTGAGGAAATCATTAAAAACTTGGCTAACATCAAATCCGTTATTATATGTAAAGTTGTTAATCAGTTTTTCAAGTTCCCTCACCTCTGTAGGAGCTTCGTAATTGCTTGACATGGCTTATCCCTCCATATCTTCCAGAAACTCATTCAATGCGGTTTCTGCTTCATTTTCTGTTAGGCCAATACCTGTTAGGGCATCAATAGCCATTTCTTCAAAAAGTTCGTCCATGATTTTATAGTTCTTGTGGATTTTCTAATTTTAAACGGATGCTCTTTATAATAGCATAACTTTCATGTGAGGCTCTGTTCTCTTTTATCATCAAATCTTTTAATTTGTTGATAAGAGTTTCATCAGACGAAATTAGTTTACCAAATGCTATATATTTTTCCCACTGGGTACTACCAACTGAAAAACTACCGGATGTTCCTGTGCTAAACTCAATATCTCCGAATATCTTTGAATTTGACTCTATATCATATTTTTCTGGAATTTGTATTTCAAAATCGGCAGCGAAAGGTTGTTCCCCATTTCTGAATAGTTGGAGGACAATGCGCATGTTATCGAAGCGTTGTATCATCCAGTCTTTTCCAATTACATTCTGTATGATTGATTGGGCTTTTTCTGTATAATTAGTTGTGATAGCTTTCGCGGAAGCAATAGCGGCACTTAGTTTATTATTAAGTTCTTCAACTATCTTTTGCCCCTCATTGGTTGATAGGAATATTCTACGTTCCTCATCTTGCTTTAGTCTTTTTGCGCGTTTCTCTAATTCCTTTTGGATATTGGTTATTTCCATTTGTAGTTCGGCAATAGACATTCTCATAATATTCTTTCTCTGTGAATATCGTAGGTTATCTGCTTGATATTCTGACTGTAATTTGATTAATTGCTCTTGAAGCTCTTGTTTACTGATTTTCATAATGGTGTTGCGTTAAATGGTTAATAATACTTTTCTTAAATAAATTATAAATATATGTGCTTAATAAGCTCTTTTTGTTAGCACAAATATATATCATATATTTAATATATGAAAGAAAGTAGGAAGATATTTTTAATTTTATTTATTTTGTTCTATGTAAATAACTAATATACTGTATATTATGTAGTATTAAAATTAATGCGCCTAATAAGCGCATTAATGAAATAATTTATATCTTTACCGCAAATTAATCAATTTAGATATGAAGAAGAAACTTTTAGAGGCGTTGAAAACGAAATTTTCGGGGGTAAGCGAAGTGATTCTGGATAGAATTGCGACCAAAAAAGCAGAAGGTGTGACGGATGAAAGTCAGATCACGGCCATTGTGGACGGTATTAACTTTCAAGACGTATTGACTTCGTATGGGGACTACCGGGCTAATGAAGCGAATGTTTCCTCTGTGAAAAACTATGAGGAAAAGCACGGATTGAAGGACGGTAAACCAGTAACAGCAGGTGGTGAAGGTGAAGGAGCTAACAAAGGGGGGAAGACGAGTTATACAACAGAAGAGTTGGATAGCTATTTTACTTCAAAGTTGGAAGCTGCAATCAAACCTTATAAGGATGAGATTGAAACTCTTAAAAAAGATAAGAGCCAGATTGATCGGCAGACTGCCATATCTAATGCGATGAAGAAATTGGGATTAACCGAGGACGAAATGCAGTTTGTTTCTGTTCCGGAAGATAAAGAGCCGGAAGAATATCTAACGGGTTACAAACAGCATCTTATCACAAAAGGTCTGAAACCTGCAGACGATACCGGAGCGCAAGTTCCAGATTCACAAGTGCAAGCTGCCGTAGCAGAGGACTGGTTGAAAACTTTGGAGGTCCCAGAAGCGAAAGTTTAATGTTTAAATTCAAATGACATGAAATTTAGAAAAAAGCAAGTTGGTGGATTTCGTCCTATCTGCACAGGTTCTCCGTCAATCGGAGTAGTAGGGGGATTTAATCTGAACAAGGAAAAGGTCAATTATCCGATTGACGCAATTATTCCTTCTGCTTCTCTTGCCGAATACGATGAAAGTTCGTCCCGGCAAGTTGTCGTGCTGAAAGCATCCCGAGTTGTGGCTATTGATGCAACCGATACAAAGAAGGTGTCATTGCAATGTGATGAATTCCTTTCTCCTATTTTTATGGTGGGTGACCACGTGGCAAAGGAGGATTCCGGTAATTTCGAAGATACTGCAAGTATTACGAAAATTATTAATGACCGCAACGGGTATGTTATCGTGCTTGATAAAGCAATAACAGGTTTGAAGGTTGGTGAGGCTCTGTTTGAAGTGATTGAAGGAACTGCCGAAGGTGAAGGTAAGTCTCCGGCTATTTTCCCTATTGAACATCCGCAGGGAATAACAGTAGGCGCGGAACCTATGGGTACTTATATCGGTCCCGATGAAGTTTCCGTAGATGTTGCCATCAACTCAAAGGGAGAAATGTACTACAAGAGACGTATTCCCCCTATTCCTGCGAAGTTTATTCAAGGGATATGTTTGAAGGATAATCCTAATATCCAGTTTACGGATTCTTACTAAAGAAAGGAGGCAATAAATGAAATCTATTTTTTCGACTTTTAAAATCAATGACGTAAAGACAGGAAAGCCTATCGACTTTATCGGCACAATGCAGATTATGTTCGATCGGGCATCCTTGGCTAATAAAACTCTTTGGGAGCAAACCTATGTTGATCGTTGGTTCGATTATCGTCCTCCACAATTGGGTTTAACAGCAGAGGGAATCATGGGTAAATACAGCGTTCGTATTCGTGCATCTATCATCGGTAACGATGCAGATACTCCGACACGTGCCGGAAGAGGGTTCGAGCTGTGGAACGGTGAAATTCCTCGTGTGGGGCATAAATTCAGAACAGATGCAAAAGAGTTACGTACCATGCTGATGGTCTACGAGAACAACCGTATTAATCCTGTTCAGAAATTGAAGGAAATCCAAAAATGTTTGTTCGGTGATTATAAGGATGCTTATTTGGGCTGTAAAGATGTTGCAGATGAAATCATATTGAAGTCTCTTTCTGGCGGTGGTCTGGCAATCTTTGACCCGGCTATCGATAATCCCGAAGGACGTAAATATATGGTTGATTATGGAATGCCGGAGGCAAACAAAAAAATGGTTGAATCTGATAAGGAATGGACCGAAGAGAATATTGATAATGCGGCTATTGATGCTGTACGTTATTTGCAGGCTATTGTTTACGAATATGCGAATAAAGGTGTCACCTTTGAGGCATTGCTGATGGCGCCTGTTATCAAATATTGGATGATGCGTAGCATCGGTTTGCGTACCGGTTATCTGGGTAAGGATAAGAATACTCGTTCTCTGACAGAGGATGAATTTTCGTCTTATCTGAAATCCATGAAGATTCCTAATATCATCGAAATCAATAAGCGGACAGCTTACCAAAAAGACGGTATTCCTACAAACATCAATCCGTGGAATGATGATGTAATCACATTTATTCCTAAAACGGATGATGGTAAACTCGGAGAAGTTCAGCCTGCATTCGAAGATAATGCTATCATGCCGGACCCAACCGTTCAATATACAGATGCCGGAGACGGTATTCGTATTGCAAAATGGACTACGGGTGAATCCACAGGACAGCAGGCGGGAGAATACACACAAGGCTCTTGGCGTGCAGTTCCTATCATCTCATGTATTAACGCTATCGTTAATTTGAAGGTCAGAAATACGAATGTTCCATATCCCGACGGAGAAGAAATTCCTGTTGGATAAAAAAGTACTTATGAAACTTATAGTAATTAAAACTTTTAAGGATAAAGAGACAGATGAACTTTACCAGCCAGGTACAGAGATTCTGCATTTCGATGATAAACGTGCAAAAGATGTTGTTAATCGTAAGTTGGCTGTGGAGGTGAAAACTCCTAAAGCTGTTACTGATATTGACCTATCCAAAGGAGCTAAGGAGGTTATTTCTTTGGTAGCTTCATTTACTGATGTTGAGAAACTGAACGGGTATCTTGCATCGGAAAATGCGGCTGAAAAACCTCGTTCAACTATAGTTAAAGCTATTGAAGCGAGATTAGAAGAGTTGAAGAAATGACAAATTCGGAGGTATTCATAGCTAAGTGTTTGCACTATAATCCTTCTCCGCTAACGGTGAAAGATTTGTTGGATGATGTGGGGTTGAAACCGGAGGATGATTGCACGGATAAGCGGAAAGTTGTGTCTGCCGTTCTGGCTTATTTGTCTGGCGTTCGTTCTTTGTCTTCCGAGAGTGAGGCTGATTGTTCTAATTCGTATGATGAGGAAGGATTGACAAAGTACATTCTGGCGTTATGCAAGCAGTTCGGTTATGATTCCTCCGAATATCTTTCTGGTGATTTGACAGAGATAGAGGACGGTTCTTGTATGTGGTGAGTGATATGTGGTATGAAGATAAAATAGAGTTGTATATACCGGGAAGCAACGGGCATGATGAAAATTTTAATCCCGTCCAAAAGCCGGAGTCTTGGAGTTTTCTTGGAGACTGCAAAATTCACGGAAATGCGTCTGCGAAAACTATTCCTTCTGCCGACGGTAAAGACTATGTCTATAATTATCAGATTACGATGTTTACTCCTGCCATTATCCCCAACTTGAACGATAAGGTGCGTATTACGAAAGCTGACGGTAGCATATTTGAAAAGGTTATGACTGTTGTTGGCTCTGGTACTACTAAAGGTAAGTTAAGCATATTCTTATGAAGCTGAAAAGAACGGGTGATTGGAAACGGGTTCCGTCAATATTGGAGCAAGCGGTTAAACGTATTGAGCAGGCGGTACTTTTCAATTTCTATGTAATCGGTGAAGGTTCAGTAAATCATGCGCGCGAAAATGGCTCATATAAAGACCGTACAAGCAACTTACGTAATTCGATAGGTTATGTAATTGCTTATAATGGTGAAATCATTGAATACGGCTTTAAAAGGAGTGCAGGGATAACAGATAAGGAGGCTTTTCTTGCTGATTATAAGATTCAAGAAATGATCGGAGATTCCGGTTTTGATTTGATAATCGTAGCAGGTATGAATTATGCTCGTCACGTTGAAAATAAAGGGTATGATGTTTTATCGTCTACTGAAAAGTATTTGAAACGTGAGGTAGAAACTAAGATAAGAAGAATTCTTTCTAAAGCAGGATTTAGTCAATGACAGGACAACAGGCCATAATAGAGATTTGCAAGATACTTGCTGCCGGAAGTGTTGGCGTGAAGATTTTCAAGAATAGGAGAGAGACAAACTTCTCCGGTTCTGAATACATTGTAGTCAATCATCTTTCGTTTCCACAGGAAAGCGGTCTGCAGTACGGCTATGCTAATATCAACATTCATGTGAAGGATGCAGACACAGGCGAGCCGGACAGCGGACGTATCGATCAGATTGCAACACTTGTCTTACCGCTGTTTAAAGAAACGGAAGATGCCGAAGGTAATGTTTACACAGTTCGTTTAGGTGCTGAATTCTCTATCTATGACGATTCGTTCTTTCCGGATGAGGACGGAACGAGTTACCAGAATTTTAAAATTAAAGTATTGTATTATAATTAAATTAGTTAGTTATGTCAAAAACTGCGGTATATGGTATTGAATACCTAAAACTTTCTCCAGCTCTTGAATCTGGAGAAACAGCTGGGACCTTTCCGGACTTTGAAAAGGTAGCTGCAAAATTCCTTGTTAAAGCCATTGTGAAGGATTCAATGTCTTTCAACGATCAGGCGCCGGGAGATACGGATATTGAGGTCGAAGATATGGACACTCTCTATGCCTCACTACCGTCTGATGCCGGTAGTGAGGGCTTTACAGTCCAAACTTATGACATGGGCGAGGAAGCCTATAAATATCTGTTAGGATATACTAAGAATGGAGAGTGGAACGAGGAAGTTCCTGGCTTCGCTCTGGCTAATCAAGGGGTGGAACTCAAAACGAAGCAATTTGAGGATTTCCCGTCTCGTATCTTCCAATGGGCTCGCATGAAGGTCAAAGTCACCAAAACCGGAAATATTGGTAAATCAGGTTTCCCAAATTTCAATCTTGAATTCAAGAAACTTGCCAATCTCGACAAGACGGGTAAGGAGGTTTGCGGAGCGCGTAACAAGATTTACACTGCTGTTCCGGTTGCTTAAAAAGGGATGCGGAGTAGTTCAGTGGTAGAACATTAGGTTGCGGGTTACTGCCTAAGTGTCGCCGGTTCGAATCCGGCTTCCGCTACATAGTTTGTTAGGTAGAAAGATGGTTGTAGTAGGGATAACGACTATTGAACACCATCATAAGATTGTTGCAAGTGCCCCGGTCGATACGGGCCGGGGCTTTTAATTTTGATGAAGATGGAAAAAGAAAATGTGCAAAAGCAGGTTGCTAAAACGATGTCAGAGCGACCTATTATTCTCTGGTTTGGTTTCATTCCCTTTTTGGTGAGACCGATCACATTTACACAGATTTACGATCTTGGCTCTGTGTCAAAGGATATGCCGGAAATTGAGCAACAAAAGATAGACGGACGTACGAACGTGTCGGCTACACTTATGTATTACGAAGAGGCTCCAAGAATGGCTGATATTGCAGTTATGACAATATTCCGTAGTGATTGGGGGAAAAAGCTTTTCGGGAAATTCATTAAGAAAAGACTAACGGTCCGCAAATATAAAAAGCTGCAAGATTATATGGCCCAGACAATGGATGCTAATTTTTTTTTAAGCACTATCATTTTCCTAAAAGGGCTAAACGAGATGACGAAGCCGACGAATACGCCAGAAGTGATAGTCCCTGGGCAACCATTAGTGGAGTGATGAAATACTACCGCATGAGTTATGAAGAGGTCGTCAGCAAAAGGTCATATTTGAATATCATGCTACTTAATGCGGCTATTCCTGGTACAAAGCCAAAGGAAGGAGAGGAAACAAGGAAAGTTCACGCTAACGAGTATTTTGCTCAATTTATGTAAGTATGGATACACAGGGAACAATAGGTATTAAAGCTACTCTGGATATTTCTGAAATGCAGAAGAACGTTCAGAAGTACGTCCAAAACATTGATATGATGCAGGACCACACGGATACTGCAAGCCAATCCGTTGCCCGGTCTTTCTCTCGGATGCAGGCTGCCGGTGCTGCATTTCTTTCCATGGATTTGGCAAAGCGGATATCCTCTGAAATAGTGTCCGTATATGGAACATTCCAACAGTTAGGTATTGCTTTTAAAACCATGTTGCAGGATGGAGAGAAAGCTAATAAATTAATGGGGGAACTTATTAATTTTGCTGCGATCACTCCATTTAATCTTATTGATGTAGGCAAAGGGGCAAAACAGTTGTTGGCATACGGAACTAAAGTTGAGTCGATAAAAACGGAACTTGAAATGCTCGGTAATGTGGCTTCCGGAGTTTCAGTTCCTTTAGGTGATCTCATCTATCTTTATGGAACATTACGTAGTCAAGGGAGGGCTTATGCTGTTGATATACGACAATTTGCGGGTCGTGGTATTCCTATCTATGCAGAACTTGCTAAAGTACTGAATGTAAACGTTAGCGAAGTTAATAAATTAGTAGAGGCAGGTCGTGTTGGTTTCCCAGAGGTAGAAAAGGCGTTCCAGAATATGACTAATAAGGGAGGAATGTTCTTTAATTTAATGGAGGAACAATCTAAATCTGTAACCGGTAAAATATCCAACTTGAAAGACAAATTGGATGTAATGTTCAACGATATAGGCCAGGGAAATGACGGATTAATCAACGGGGCTATTGATGGCGCTTCTTCTTTAGTAGATCACTATAAGGAAATCGGTACTGCTCTTGGTGCTCTTATTGCTCTATATGGTATTCATAAGACGGCATTAATAGCCAATGCTGCGTTTTATGATTCCCTTCATAGTGCAGAAAATGTTGCAAGGATAAATGCGGAAACTGAAGCCTTGAAGCAATTATGTGCCGAAGAAGAAATAGCAACTGCCATAAAGAGTGATTTGAAAGAAGGTAGTGAGGATTTCCTTGAAGCATTAAAAGAAGAAATAGACATTGAAAAAGAAAGGCAGTCTCAGTTAGTCACAAAATCCGGTCTTGAATTAAAGGATGCAAAAAGTAGGTTGGAGGCGGCAGAAGCAGCTAAAGCAAAAGCCTTAGAGGAAATTCAATTACGTAAAGAAGAGTTGGCTACCGCCATCTCTACCGCTCAAGCAGAGAAAGCGGCTTCCCTCGACAAACAAATGACTCTTGAAAGGGAAAAACAGAGCCGAGCAGCTTTATTGATTACGAAGTTGGAAGAACGTAAATTGGCTGAAATAGCATCTGTCGAGGAAATGAAATATCAAAGATGGCTGCTTGCTTCGTCCGGGAAAGAGACTGCGGTAATTGATAAAAAAATAGCTGCAAAACAAAGAGAGATTGCAACTATCTCGGAAAAAATTGCTGCTGCTAAAGCAGAAGAAATACAGCATTCCCGTAACATTGTGGCTTTACGTGCTGAACAAAAGGCTATTGATGAAACGATAACTTCTAAAGATATTGATAAGGCTCAAACAAGACTTAATACTGCGGAGCAGAAACTTAATACTGCATCCAAAAATGCGAATGCGGCAGCTAATGAAGTAAATACTCAATCAATAGCGTTGGAATCCGCTTCAAAGAAAGTAAACTCCTTAGAGACGGGAGTAAACACCGCAGGTGTTACCGCTAATAATACGGCGAAAACTTTCGGTGCTCGTGTCACAGGTTTATTAACTGCCGCCACAGCCAAATTGAATGCTGTTTTGGCTAATAATATATGGACGATTGTTGCAATAGGTATTGCTGCTGTCTGTTATGGCATTTATAAACTTATCACATACCAAACGGATGCGGAGAAAGCACAGAAGAAGTTAAATGACCGAATTAGGGAGTTTAATTCAGAAACCGATGCCGAACAAGCAGAGATTGACCGTCTCTTCGGTAAGCTGGAGAAAGCAAAGAAGGGCACAGAAGATTATAAGGAGGTAAAAGATGCTATCCTTGGTAAATATGGCGAATATCTGAAAAGCTTGGGCGATGAGAAAACAGCTTTGGATGATGTAGCACTTGCATATCAAGCAGTAAGTGCAGCAGCTAAACAGGCTGCTCTTGATAGGGCTATTGCAGATTCTTCTACTACTGCTCAAAAAGATTGGGCGGAGACGCAGGGAAAACTTGTTGAAAAATTAGAGGAATCTGTGCGTAACTCTGACAAATATAGTGGGAAAAAAGGAATTGACCGAGAAGTGTCTGCAGTTGTGCAGATGATAAAGAATGACCTAAAAGCCGCAGGGAAATTATCAGAGGAGACTCAAAAACTTGTAGATGGTTTAACTGTAAAAACCTATTCCTCGTCTCCTGTAATGGGAGAGAAGGGAGAGTGGACTGTAAGTAATGACGTTCAAGTATATGTTGAACGTATGAAACGGAATAATGCTGTTCTGGAAAAGACTTATAAGGATATTCACGATAAATTAGGCTATGATACTAATCAATATATAAATCTCACGGCAAAGCAGATATCTAATGATATTGCTATGTATGAGGCTGCTCTTGAACGTTTTAAAAAGACGGGAAAGAATCAAGTCGTTAAAGTGCATGATGGTTCGGTAAGTAATCAGATGGGGGAAGCAGAAATGCGGAATCATCTTCGTAAATTAAAAGAAGCGCAGGAGCAACAAAGAAAGGATGAGGAAAAAGCTGCCAAGAGTAAAATAGCTCCTGACATAACGAAAGAGGTTGAGGAGGCCACAGCTAAGGTTAGTAAACTCAAACAAGAGATTGAAGATTTGCGTAATGGCAAGACTAAGGTTGAAGCTGGGAAAACGATCAAATCTGTTATTGAAGAAAAGGCTAAAGAGTTGAAAGAGGCTGAGTCCGCTTTGGCAACATTGACCGGTGATGATAAGCAAACTGTTAATTCTAAAAAGAAGAAACAAGAAGAAGCAAATCGGCTAAAAGTTGAGCAAGCCGAACGTCAGCGCCAGATTGACGAAATGAATCAGCAGGATAAAGAGCGGGCTATACAGGCAGAACTTGAACTTTCGCAGGCTAAGATTGATACTTTGGACGAAGGCTTCAAAAAACAACAAGAACAGATTGCCCTCAATTATCGTAAAGCTAAAGCTGATAATGCCCGTCGTGTTGCACAATATATCAAGGACCAACAAGATACTGAACGTAAAGAGTGGGAGAAGAAGCATCCCAAATATAAGGAGGAAGGTCTTGTTTTCACTCCCAAGACCAAAACAAAAGAGGACCTTTCTCCGGAGAAAAAGAAGACTCTTGATGATTACGATAAGGCAGCTATCGAAGCAAGGGAGAAAGCCGATGCTGTATTGTCTAAAAACCTGTTGGAGCAATACCAGGACTATACAGATCAGAGACTTGCTATCGAGAAGAAGTTCAACGACGATATTGCCGCTCTGCGAGTTCAGAGAGAAAAGTTTCAAAAGGAAGGTAATACGGATAAAGTTCAACAGACAGACCGTTCCATTGCGCAGGCTACAAAGATGAAGGGTGAATCCCTTGTGAACTTTGATTATGAACAGTTGAAAAAGTCTCCGGACTATGTGCGTGCTTTTGAAAATCTGAAACAGACTTCAACGGAGACGCTTTCTTCCCTTCTTGAACAGTTGGAGTCTGCGAAAGAATCTGCTGCCCGTGTGCTTTCTCCCGACCAACTTCGCGAATATACTTCTACGATTCAGTCAATAATGGATGAATTGGAAGAGCGTAATCCTTTCCAGATGCTCGCTGATCGGAAACGTGAACTTGCAGAAGCGGAGGAAGAACTTGCGAAAGCGAAGAAGGAACTTGAAGCTGTTCAAGGTGGGGCACAAATTGTAACGGGTGTCAAGAACACAAAGTATAATGCAAGTACGGGAAAGATTGAGTCTGAAAAAACGTATCTCACCGCTGCCGAAGCTGCTGCAAAGTATAACAAGGCACAGGATAAGGTTGTCAAGAAGGGGGCACAGGTTGCATCCGCAGAAAGAAAAGTCACCGAATCCTTTGATAAACTATTTAGCGTCATACAAGATGTTGGGGGTTCTATCGGTGGATTGACCGGGGAAATTATCGGAATGATAGGCTCTATCGGCACTACTGTTATGACTGCGATTCAAGGTCTGGAAACTGCGAGTAAAGTTTCTTCTGCTGCCATACAGACCGTTGAAAAGGCTTCGGTAATTCTGGCTATCATTTCAGCCGCTATTCAGTTGGCTACCAAAGTTGCATCCTTCTTCGCTGCTGACTATTCAGAATATAACAAAGCGAAGGAAGCATACGAAAGCTATGTGAAGGTTCTTGATACGGTGATTGAAAAGCAGAAGGAATTAATGCAGACCATGACCGGAGAGAACGCTAAGAACGCTTATAAATATGCTCTTGAACTTATTGATAAGCAGGCGGCGGCAGCTCGTGAACTCGGAAAAGATAGATTGAATGCCGGTGCATCTGCCGGTTCCCATTCTATTGGTGTACGCATTAAAAAAGGTATGTCAGATGAGGGATGGCGGCAGGCACAGAACGCAATTGGTAGTAGTGCATACAATCAGATTAAAGACGGTCGTATGGAAGGGCTGTTTGACTTGTCTGTCGAGCAACTTGAAAAATTGAGGAATGAAGCTCCTATCTTCTGGGCTAAGTTGGATGATGATGTAAAGGACTATCTTGAATCTATTATTGAAAGTGGTGAGAAGATAGAGGAAATGAATGAGGCATGGAAGGAAAGTCTTACGGGTGTTTCCTTTGATTCTGTATATGACAGCTTCCTTGATATGCTCTATGATATGGATTCCGATTCAAAAGACTTTGCGCAAAGTTTTGGGGACTATTTCCGAAAGGCTATGATTAAGGCAATGTTCGACAAGAACTACAAGGCAAAGTTGGAAGAGTGGTACGATCTCTGGGCAGAGTACATGGATGATGGTGTGATCGATGATGATGAACAACGGTCGCTTGATAATTTGAAGGATAGCATCATCTCCGGAGCGAAAGCCGGTGCAGATTTGATTAACGATCAGTTCAAAGAATTATACGAGGATGAAGATTCACGTGAAGGTTCGCAGAAAGGTATTGCCAATGCCAGTCAAGACTCTGTCGATGAATTGAATGGTAGAATGACTATGACTAATGTGCTGCTGTCTGATGTTAAGGCAGAATTACAGTCGCATACTCTTATTTACAAAGGTGTTGCTTCTGGAATAGTGGATATCAAATCAATAACCATGACAATGAATGAGAATATTAGAATCATTAAAGATAATATGTCTGTCATTGTCGGCCACCTTTCGAATATCGATACCAATACAGCCAGATTGGAAGGAATCTCGAAGGATATAGGTCTTATGAAGGATGGCATTCAGAAGATGAATGATAAAGGTGTAAAAATGACAAGATGAAAGGAGCTTTTTACATAGACGGTGAAGATATGTACCTTCGTTTCGGTGCAGTTCTTATCAGTGGTGGATATGATGATATACTAACGTTTCCCTCCCTGAAAGAACCGGAGAAAAACGACTGGCCCGAAGAGGATGGGGTGGAAGTGGATTTATCAGACCCGAAATTGGATTCTAAAGAGATTACGTTAGAGTTTTTTGCGGAAGATGCTTTCGGTTTTGTCGATTTGGTTAGCAAACCGAACTATCATGTATTTAGGATAACCGCATTGGGGAGAGAATGGAAACTTCGTCTATCCTCACAGACTGAAAATAAAGTTTGGATTGATTCAACTAAGTTTTCTTTAAAATTTGTGGAGGATTCGTTTGAACGTCCGGAAGAGTATGTTCCGGCTTCCGGTTGTGGTGTGATCATACCGAAGTGTAGTTATGAAATAGACGGTATTTCACTTCGTGATTATGGCATAACTGTAACCGAGGCTAAAGATGATGTATTGAAGTCACCTGCTGCAAAACGGAATATGCTGCGTCAGATTCAAACGAAAGACGGGCAGATATATGATGTAGAGCAGCTTTTCTTTAGTACTAAAGAGGTGACTTTCAAATGTGAAATGTGTGCGGCAAATATCGAACAGTTTTGGAAATGCTATGATGCTTTCTTCTATGATTTGATACAGCCGGAAGAAAGAGCTCTTTATGTAGGATATACAGACGAAGAATATCCATGTTATTACAAAAAGAGTTCTGGTTTTAATATTCTTTCTCTATCTGGAACTGTGCATGTCTCTTTTAGCTTCACGCTTGTATTTACAGTGTTCCGCATAGGTGAGACTGATTACATTTTAGGTTCAGAAAATGATGAAAGAATTGTGTTAGAGGATGATGGTGAAACTTGTATAGATATGAAGTATTATGCCGGTTAAGAAAATTAAAGTATCGCAGTTGAAAGCTGCTACAACTCTGGTAGGGTTGTGGACGCTCGGAGTGGATGCAACAAATAAGAGTGTCAAGGTCAGTCTGGAATTCATTAAGAAAGCCTATGACGATGTTGTTTCGGCAACAAAAAAAGCTATTGAAGCTGCTACGGCCGCAGATACTTCGCGGACGCAGATTGAAGCAAATGAATCTACTCGGCAAACAAATGAAACGGCTCGTGTTAAGGCTGAAACAAATCGTTCTACTGCCGAAACCGCACGTGCAAAAGCCGAAACGGCTCGCGCTACTGCCGAGACAGAAAGGGGAAAGGCTGAAACATCCCGTTCTGCCTCTGAAACTGCACGAACTAAAGCCGAAACATCTCGTGTCGATGCCGAAAAAAAACGTGTGTCTGCCGAAACTTCTCGTGTGAGTACAGAGGAAGGACGTGTTACTGCTGAAAAGAATAGGGTAACAGAATTTGCTACAATAAAGAAGAACGCAGAAACAGCAACCGGAACTGCTAATACCCAAGCTGATCGAGCAAAAGATTTTGCCGATCATCAGCCGTACATGGGGGACAATGGTAATTGGTGGAAGTGGGATGAGGCGAAGAAAGAATATGTTGATACGGGCATTTTGGCGAAGGGAGGCGTTCTCTATCCTTCATTTGATATAAACACTGATAATATGCATCTATACATGACATATCAAGATGATATTTCGGCAGATATGTTTGAGCTAAGAAACGGTCATTTAATTTTTAAATTCAAATAGTATGGCAGAAGGTATAATTGATTTAGGTGCGGTTGGTTTCGTTGATAAGGGGACATATAGCACAACAGTTAAATATGATTTCTTCAATTTCGTTGTGACAGAAGATAGCTGTTACTTGTCTTTGAAGGATGAGAATAGCGGACATCCGGTGACAGATATCGCTTGGTGGCGTTGTATCGCTCGTGGTACACAAGCTACAGAAGCGGCGAAGAAAGCTCTTTTGGAAGCAACACGAGCTTCTAATGCAGCCGATAACTTGATAGGCGCTGCGACTACTGCAGACCAGGCAGCAACACGTGCGAATATGTCAGCAAATAATGCCGATATAGCAAAAGCGGCAGCAGAGCAAGCCACAATACGAGCTGATACCGTTTCCGGAGAAGCAAGCAAGAAGATTGTCGAGATGGATGCCATATCTAAGGCCGTTGCCGGCTATATCAATGCCGCCCCGGTTCGTATGCTTGTGTCAGTCCCGGTATCGATTAGCACAAAGAATAAGTTACGTCAGAAGATTGGAATTACTCTTTTCCCTTCCTATTGTCTAAAGAATGCTTTGTTTCAGAGAATATCCGGTAATTCTGTGGACGCTGACCCGTCCGGAAATCTTACTGTGTTAGGTACAGGAAAAAGCAGCTTTTATGTTATTCCAACTCAAAATACGGAACTATGGCAGAAAGTAGATGTAACTGTTCGTACTCCGCTTATTCGTTTGACGGGCAACGGGAAAATTCGTTTGAATGGTAGTAAGATAAGAATTGTTTAACTTTTTAATAATTTTGAATTATGGCTTTTACAGAAGCAGAAGAAGCGAAGCTCCGCACTATTATTGGGGCTTTTGATGGTGGTCAGCAGGTCGATGATTTGCCTTTGGCTACGGATGAAGTGCAGGATAAAAAGATAGAGGTTTTCGATGACAAAACGGGAGCCTCTGGTAAAATGGATTTGAGGCAGGCTGTTCGTTTGTCTAATGCTCCTTCGTGTGGGCGTTGTTGGAACATGGATAATTCTACTCCTAAAGCGGCAGGATGGTTTGGTAGTCTTGAAATGTTACGTGATTTACAGGATGTACTCGGTCTTGGTGGTTATCTGGTAAAGAACGACCATAGCCGGAGGAAACTCGACCCAACAAACCACTATCGGTTTGCCAATGGGGAAGTAGCTAAACTTGATGGAAGCATGGGGCATTATCAATGGGGTTGGGGGAAGAAGTTTTATCTTGCTTTCTATCAGATTGGTCGGCTTTTTTATGAAGAGATTTCTCTCTCTCCCATTCCGGGACAATATAACTATGTTATACCTGTCGGGAGTATGTCCGCTCACGGTCATGCATGCATTGATCGCACAACGGACACATTGGTAAGTTACGTTAATGAAGATGTGAATTACCGTGGGGGTGATAATACTTCTTCTTATGATGGTACATACCGAACTCTGATCGGTCGGGCTACAACCAATAAGACTACTGAATATTTCCGTGCTGCTGCACGTAAGAATGGTTCCGGATGGTTGTGCGGTACTATGCGCCATTTCACAGTAGTAAAGGTATTGTTTGAAATTATCTTTGGTACAAGAGATATGCAGGCCACATTCAATGCAACAAGGGATGCAGACGGATTGTACCAGGGGGGACTTGGTTCTGGTGTAACAAATATGCCGGACTGGAACGGATATAACGGGTATCGTCCTTTTTTGCCTACCACTGTCGGTATTGAACTTGGTGATCAATGTGGCGTTTCTACTTATAACGTTCTGAAAGAGGATGGAAGTACGTATTATGCAGCACCTGTTCCCATATTCTTTGGCTTGAAAAATCCTTTCGGGCATTTATGGCGGCAAATGGATGATGAGTTTGTACGCTGCAATGAAGATACATCGACTACGCACTTAGTAGCTCCATCTATTTACGGAACATGGACGATAGGAAATGAAGCCGGTATGGTTGCCTATTCCACTTCTCCGATAAAAGGAGAAAGCTATATCAAACAGGTTAGCTATGATAATTTAGAAAATTTCCCGACGGTAACCGGTGCTTCTGCTTCAACTTATCATTGCGATTATTTCTGGAATACATCAGGCGGCACTTCTGGCTTTCGGTTGTGTCTCCGTGGTTGTAATGCGAACAATGGGGTTCAATCG